GAATGCTCAAATTAAGAAAGCAAATGTTGAAAAACAGGAAGTGGGAGCACCACTTTTGCAATCTAAAATTGAGCATCATTCTGCAAAAATTCCAGTTACCCTTAATGAAAATTTCGTCAATTTATATGATGATCTTGGACATGTGGGTGTTGGTTTTCTTGTTTCACACAATCGCTTCATTGCAACAGGTCATGGTAGATTTCTACTGGTCAAATATGCTCAACAAAAAGGAAAGGCAAAGGCTGAGTGTAAGTTGATTCTTACCTTGGATCATTACCTTGATAATTTGTTAGTTTATGAGATCAATACAACATTTAAGTATGTTGCATATGATATTGGTTCTCCTGATAATTGCTTTACTGCAATTATCATGGGACCATCAACTGTTGCTGAGGCTGTTGTTAATAAAGTGCTTGATGGTAAAAAGGCGCATTTGCAGTATTCTTATCCTTCTGAGCCAGGTGACTGCGGTCATGTCATATTTGATTCTAATAAAAGAACACTTGTTGGCATGAATTGTGGCATCCTAACTCAGACAGATAAGAAGAAGCAAACTGCGTCAAAGGTAGCAATTTCCGTAGTTTTTGATGCTAATTTGGCATCAAAAATTAAGGATTTTTAATCTGCAACTCATTATATCCTCTCGTTTCACTTAAATCAGCATTTTCCCCAGTACCCTTGAATGGTAACATTCGTCTACTGGGGAGAACTGATGTGAAGAAGCTTTCAAGTACATCGCAATATGTACCAGCTATTCCAATTTTGTTGAATGACAACAATTATTGTTTACATTCCCAGGTTGGATCTTCATATCAGATTGCTGAATTAGGTGAAAATAGTGAGTTGTATGAGAGGCTACTTAAGTATGATAAGCGTGATGAATCATTGAATGTATGTGTTCTCAATTTTACACTTGATTATTTCTTTAATATGATAGGTTCCTGTAGTCAATTAGATAAAAATGAAGCTTTTAAAGAGCTGAATAAATCTAGTTCAACAGGAATAGGAGCAAAACTCCTTAATATTAAAGATAGAAAGAGTGATAAGCTTGAGACATATCTTGATTCATATTATGCTTATTGTACACAAAGTCCACGTTCTTGTTTTATAACGGCAAGTCAGAAGGATGAAATACGTGTGGTTGGTAAAACACCACGCTTGTTTACATCCTTTCCTGTTGAGCATACATATTTATGCTCAATTGCACTTGGTGATTTCCTTCGTCAATTTTATTCACATTCATTTTCTAAGGATCATACAGTTTCAGCTGTTGGTGATTCTATGCAAAATGGTTGTTTAGAATATTATCGTCAGGAATTATCTAAACGTCCGTACTTATATTGTACTGACACAAGTGCACAGGATTCATCTGTTTCCTTTGATTTTCTGAATGCAATTTATGATAGAATTGAAGCAAAATGTATTTTTAATTCTAATGATGAGCGTAATATTTTTTATGCTTGTCGCTTCAACTCTATTTATAAGGTTGTTTCAGTGCACGGGTTAATTTATTTGTTACCCCGTGGTCTTGGGAGCGGTGATTATCTTACTGTCGTTGTTAACATCATGTGGCGATTATATATGGTTATTGAGAAGTATACACATCCAACTATTGATTTCTTTACTAAAAATACACCAATAATTAATGGTGATGATTTAGTAATGTCTTCAGAGTACAGTGATATTGACCTAAATTCAAAACATGCCAAGATTGAATGGGCTGGTAGGCCTGTTTCATGGGATGAAATGGATTTCTGTTCTCATAAGTTTGCACCTTATATTCATCAGGATCCTGTTAAACACAGGGCCGTTGTAAATCTAAGGCGTAAAAGATCTTATGGGAACTGCCCTATTGCAGAAATGCAACGTTTGGGTGGTCTATTGCATGTACTAAGTAATCGAGAGATGTATAACTTAATACTTGAGAAAATGCTTGCTTTATGTAAAGATAGTCCTCAAGTTGAGTTGGCTTTTCAATCGCAATATATAACATATGAACAATTGTATGCTAATTATAATTGTATATAATGTTCATAGACGTCCTTGTAATGACGTTAAACTTACACTTGTGTTTTGCTGACCATATCTCTTTGTGTTGCATTTTTAATAAGATAATACTGACGTATGTTGGGGCGCTATCTTTAAAAATGTCCACTAAACGTGGGAAACAGTCTAAGGCAGTTAATAAACAGCCAAAGTCAAAGCAAAGAGTTAATAATATGGTTACCGGCAAAACACGACGAAATAGAAAGAGACGTGCAAATCGCAGAAATCGTCAAATGCTTCCAAACCTTGAAACTATCCCTCGTGGTAATCGTCAAGGAGTTGGATTTGCTGGAGCTGCGAATCGAAAGAAGATTTTAGTATCTGAGAGTGAATATATTGGTGAAGTTACTGTTGCTAATCAACCTAACTTTAATAATGCTTTCACTCTCCCTATTAATCCAG